TAATATACCAATTCGCAAAGGAATACATAATATAAAAAATTCAAAAACATTAAAAATAGAAAAATACCCAAATTCAAATATTTTTATCGAATACCCATCAGTTCATATTTTATCAGAAAAAAGTGAAAACGATTTTGGGGAAACATTTTCTGCCGGATCGGTTGGAAACGCAATTAGAGAGAATAAATTATATAAGGGAAGGAAAGTAATGTATATATAAAATACAATTTTCAAATAGTATGTTGGGGCAATTTTTGTTTTGAAAAAGATAGAGAAAAATATTGTTAGTTCTAAGGTGTTTTACGAGCTATCAGAAGAAGAACTTGATGAAATGAAAGCGGAATCAAGAGCAGCCGGTAGAAAAGATGTTGCAGAGTATATCTTTTATGCGCTCTCAAATTATGTTTATGAATTGAATATTGGTGGGGTAAATAGTTTTATGCATGAGTTAATACCGTTTTTGAAAAGAAAATCAGATGGTATTAGAAATCACGGTATGTATGACTTTTTTGAATGGTGTGAGAAGGAGAGAAGATGAGATTTAAAGGAAATATTATTATCACAGATCCATGTTATATCTGCAAAGAAAAGAAAGAGGTAGGAGAATATCCTAAAGCAAAAGATTACTTTTCTCATAGTAGAGAGAAATATTATCCAGATTACAGAAAAATGGATGAAAACGAAATTAAAGCGTTAGAAGAAGATACTGGATTTCCGGAGCAGTTTTTATTATATGAATGGACTCATAAATCAGATCAGTATGAAGAAGAAAAACAAAAATATGATGCAGCGCTTCAGGAATATAGAAAAAATAATGCTTCTGATTGGGAATTATGCAACTACGGAGAAGACATGGAAATGTTAGGAATCAAAAACTATATCTGTAGAGATACGTTGTATGGTGATTGGTCTTGCACGACTTATAATTCTGATACGCATGAAAAAATCGGACAGTTCTGTGCAGATGCTGGAATGGTTGGAGTATTTTTGCTAGATGAAGTTTTGAAATACAATCCAGACTTTAATTATCATATTGATCGTCCATGGACAACGACATTAATTAAAGATTTTGATGGAGAAATTGATTTTGAGGTTATTCATACAGAGGGCGTTTATGAAGACGATACAAAATTTCACAATAAAGGAGATAGATGGGAAGATGATTCTGTAATTGTTATTGGAAGAGGGAATATAAACTTTGAAACAAAACAGACTGGGTTTTAGAAAAAGGAGAACGTGAAATATGAAACACTATTTATATTATGTTGGTATGAAATACAAAGGCAACACCTTGGGGAAATGGGATTATGTGCAAACGCATATTATTGCGACGAAGGAGAATATCGAGAAAAGCATAAAAATGATAAAAAAGAATTGTTTGTATGATGATATGTATGCTCAATTAAAGGAATATAAATATTTTAAAATTAAAGAAGCGTCAAAAGAAGAAATTGAACGTAGTATTTACAATGAGAATTTCTTACGTCGCGCAGATGGAACAAAGGTGTGTACAATTCCAAGACATTTATTGTTGTATGATTTAGGGAAAGAATATGAAGGTAAAGATAATTAGTTTTAGACAAATTTGTGATACATAGTTTCAAAGACAACAGGATTTGAATTAAATAAGTGAGATTAAAATTGTGAGATCTGCTCATATGAAGTAGTCAGTAATATGTCTGATCCGGTTCACTTAGCCATGAGCCGTATAAAATTGGAAGGATGTGATATTGTGCAGGTATTAGCAGAAACAGAATATCAAGATTTATATAGAATAACAGATGGAGTTCTACTTGTTGTAAACAAATTCAAACCAATTAATTATGGGAAAGACAAGTATGTTTCATTGTTTGATCCAAAAGTTAAATCATACAACAAAGGATGCCAGAAACAGTTAAAGATTCTGAAAGAAGATTATTATTCAAAGTATGAAGATGTAACAGTGGCTCAAGGAACTGTTTTATATTATGGAAGACCTGTTGAATTGGCTCGTAAGGATGAATGGAATTATCAAATTAAAACAACAGGCGAAGCGTTAAGTGGTGATTTTGATGAAGTAACAGAATTGATAAATGAAATTCTGAAAAAGATGAATAGTAACAGAGAATAATTTTTTTGACGGTCATGAACGTCATTTGAAATATATTTTTCATCCGGATAAAAAATGTATATACATAGATAAATAAACGAAAGGAAAAGGAGTAATCCTAGGTAAAATGTGTGTACGCACCTCTGAAAATAGAGGTATTTGAGTACAGATTATAAAAAATATAATTCAGGCAAAGGTTTAAAAGTTTTAAGTTTGTGTGGAGGTATTGAGACAGGATTATTAGCATTGCAGCAGTTAGATATTCCAATTGAAGAATATCATACATATGAAATTCTGCCAGAGGCTATTGCAGTTTCTTCATATCATTTTCCGTTCATAGTACATCATGGGAACCTGATTGGATAAGATTTTTCTAAATTTAAAGGATTTGATTTAGTTATTGGAGGCATGTGTTGCCAATCTTTATCAAGAGTTCGTATTGAAGACAAGAATATAAATAATGGATTGCTTGGGAAATCAGGTATTGTATACGAGCTTCGTAGAGCATTGGACGAGATACAGCCCAAATGGTTTATGGCAGAAAATGTTGTTCCGTCTGACGATAAAGATCTAAAAGAATTAAATAGAATTATGGGAGTTGAAGGCGTTTTAATCAATAGTAATAAATTTTCAGCGCAAGACAGGGAAAGATATTATTGGACAAACATTCCAATTCCTGCAATTCCAGAGATGAATTCATTGGTTTTAAGCGATATTATGGAGAAGCGTGTTGACGAAAGATACTTTTATAAGAAAGATTTTGAGATTTTAAATATGGATAAAAAAGTATGTGCAGAGCTGAAAGTCAATTCAATGGAGATGAATAGACGTATCTATAATCCCAAGTTTAAATGTGCCACATTGACTTGTATAAATGGCGGTTATCATGAAAAGAAAGTTTTGGATCATGGTAGACCAAGAAAATTAACAGAGCTTGAATATGAAAGATTACAGGGACTGCCTGATAATTATACAAATGTAGAAGTTAATGGAAGAAAAATATCGTATACGAAAAGATGTAGTATGTGTGGCAATGCATGGACGTTACCCGTAGTTAAACATATTTTAAAAGAAATTAAACAAGATCTTGAACAAAATACAAAGATAGTTGCAAATGTCTTTGAATAACAAAGGAGAAAAAATAGCCGAATAAGGTTATGACATACCGGTATGTCTATAAAATATAGAAGATATAGAAGACATGAATATAAATAGGACTTGGCATATGCCAAATAGTAAAACATTTTCTATAAAACCGATTAAAGAGTTAATAGAAAAATATTCTAATGGCAGAATCATTGATCCATTTGCCAACAATAATAAATTAGCAACAATTACAAATGATTTGGATGAGCAATATAATACAGATTATCATATGGATGCATTAGATTTCTTAAAAATTTTTGACGATAAATCTATTGATACGGTCTTGTATGATCCGCCATATTCACCACGACAGGTAAGTGAGTGCTATAAAAAACTTGGACAAACTGTAGATATGAAAACAACACAGGCAGCGTATTGGTCAAAACAAAAAGAGCAGATTGGAAGAATTGTAAAGCCTGGTGGTACTGTAATTACCTGTAGTTGGAATAGCGGTGGAATTGGTAAGAAATATGGATTTGAAATCGAAGAGATATTGCTAGTCGCTCATGGCGGTTGGCATAACGACACAATTGTAGTTGTAGAAAGAAAAGTAAAATAAAACTCACGTTTCATAAGGGGGAAATAAAATGAAAACAAGATTGATTGATGCAGATAAGTTGGTTGATTCGTTAAGAGCAAGTATGAATCATGGACGCGAAACATTTCCAGTAGATCTTATTGTTGAAGCGATTGATGAGCAACCAACTACTAAATATATAGAACAAATATCCAGAGATGATATAGAGGATATATGTTTTAAATTAACATGTTATTACATAGCAACAACAGAACTATATGATAGATCATTGACTGATGAAAGAAGAGTAGAAGACAATACTGAGGCGTTTACATATTCAGATCCTAGAATCAGACGACTGTCTAATAAAAACGCTATTCTTACATATAAAATGATACAAACAATTGCAGAGTATAAATTTGGAATATCACGACTTGTCTTTAATAGAAGCTATAAAGAACAATTGAAAAGATGTGGCAATTTATCCGCACAGGGGTGGATAGATAAATATAATTTTCTCTGTGAAAATGGTGAAATGGATTTCATAAAATAAGAGGTGGATTAAATGCAAGAAAGTAAAAAAATATTTTATGACGTAAAGATTAAAGAAAGATATATGATGGAGGAATTATATAAAACTAAAATTAAACAGTATTTTACTGCATCAATTGTAGGCAAACTAGAGCATAATTTTTATTTTGAATTAAAAGATTCTGAAGAAATTTTAATTATTCCGTATTGTTATATTGAATGGTTATCACCAACGAAAGTAGATGATAAAGAGAAATTGGCTAAGTTCAGCAAAAGGGAAGTTCACGCTTATCAAAATGATGATGGAACTTATAAAGTAGAAATACTAGAAGATAAATTAATTACGGAAATTGAAAAAGCAGATATATATATTACTGTATATGCAACGAAAGATGGAAATAGAATGATTAGTTTTACAGAAAAAGAATAAAATAGAAATTCACTTTCAAATGGAGAAGAAGATGGTAGAAATTAAGATCAATAAAGTTGTCGATGCTTTAATCGAAATGAGCCAACTAATGGGTGTTGATTATAAAACAATTTGGGAAAAATATACTCATGAACTTATTACAGAACAGTTTACATGGGAAGAAGTGGAGAAGGAATTAAATGCAAGGAGCATGTAGTAATCAAATTGTAAAATGTATTATCTATACGAGTGATATGGATGTTGGGATAAATAAATTGTTAGAAATCGAAAAGGATAAAAACGAATCTGGAATTGAAACGGTATTTAAAGGCATCTCAAAATCATGTTATATCAGATCAGAAATTAGATTCAGTGACGGTGAAGAATGGATCATAATTAACCCTAATGCCGGAGCAAGAGGGTATAGATGGAGAAAAGCGTGGATTGATGCGAATAACACGACTATTTCTCAATTGTATTTGAACATTGTTCCGTGTGGAAGTGGATACCAATGGGAAGATTATAAACTTTTTAATTTGTAACAGTATGAAGTATAAAACAAAATTTGTTTTTCATTTGGAGAAAGTATGGGAAAGATAACTAAAGAATGGAGCAACAGTTTGAGTGGCTTTCAATCAGAAGAAGATGTTGTCGAATTTATTTTTGAGAGATTAAATACATCTGATTTTGAAGATAGTTTTGTTGTAGTTGGTAATAATAGAGAACCAAACGAATGCATTAAATTTAGTGCAGAAGATAAAAGAGAAGTATTATATGATTTTATGATGGATTTGGTAGAAAGAGCAAATAAAAATATTGCAAAAGAGAATAAATAAGTAGTAGTTATAAAAATAGAAGAAAGAATCATGATATACTGAATACAAAGGTATGATTCTATGTCAAAAGGCAAACACCATTTACTTCAAAAAGGCAAAACCGATTTTTGTCTCATAATTTTATAGCACAAATAGAATT